ATCCTATGATGCAATGCCAGTGCGTGACCATCCACCGCCGCGAGAAAGATTGGTTGAATATGTTTGGGAGGGAGCTATGAAATGTGTTCATCATGACATATGTTCCTGCAACTTGAGAATGATCTTTCGTTCAAATTTGGAAATGGCACCAGTACTGATTCATCGAGTAATAGAGAAGAGACTAAGATCCAGAGAAGAAATGATGTCAGCAGCGTTGGTTGAAATGCAATCTTTGTTTGTGATACGAGGAGGTATAGTTATGCAAAAACATACAGGATTAACTCAAGACATAAAAATACGCAATGCCATTCGCGCGACAGGGTGCACAAATATCCGAGAGATTCCGGCTCCAACGGAAAGAGTTATCTCCGCTAAAGATGATCCGATGCAAATCCCAGTGAAAGAAGTGGAGAATGCAGCGAAAATGGCAGACAAAAAAATGTTTGAGGAAGTTTATGGAATAGATAAATCTTTGAATTGGTATTCTCGACATGTCTTCGCTCCTCTTCCAGAGTTGTCCAATTTTAAAGATATTAGAAAGAAAATCAAAGGAAAGGACGCGTTACAGGTGCCTCCTTTGTTAGCAATGGTTATGGCTAGTCAGTCCATGTACAATAAAGCGTTTGGAGGCACGAATGGTAGACCCCATGTTATATCTGCAATGAAAGGAATGGAAGATGAGAAAGTTGTTAGAATAATATCTAAGCATGCAAGGAATACAGACGTAATTACGGATAAGTTAAAAGAAGTTATGGATAATGTTCCGGAAGCATTGGACTATATGTATTCAGCTATGGATACAGTAAAATACATAGCCACATTTCCGCCTATAGTTACTATGGAAAGGGTAAAAGACATGTATTTAGGAGCATCAGCAGGCACTTTTATTGAACATTCTGAGGTCAAAGAAATCTCTCCAGAAATAAATTTAGAGATAAAGGCAGGAAGAAAAAAAATACATGCAATTGAAGCAGTGCTGAAAGCGTCTCACAATTTCTGGACTGGGAGAGAACCTCTTCCAGTAACTTTTACGAAATCATGGAAAACAGAGACTAAATTCGATTGGGTAGCTCAATTGGTAGCTGAAACGTTTCATGCCTTTATGGGTAAAGCTAGAACGTTTGAAATAGGCAATACCTTTTACATAGTCCAAGAGAAGGTTTGTCAAACAGTGAGAATGTTAGTTGAGAGATGGAACGGCATTTGTATTGGAATGAAGTGGGCAGCCGGTGGAGCACAAGAGTTTGCTCAACAGTTTTATGTAGAAGAGGGATTGGAGTATCAAGTAAAGTTAGATGATGGCGACTTTTCAGCATTAGATCAAACCTTACATTATGTATTTTTGCAATTGTTCTACACAATGGGAGGAATATATTTTGATCCGAAAGATAAGTATTATGATTTAATGGTGCGAGTTCTGGATTACGTGGCTAAAACAATCAGTGCACGAGTTGTACATTTATGTAATCGTATGTGGGCACTGGTGATAGGAGAAATGCCTACAGGAGCCTGGATGACTTCACATGGCAACTCTTATATTGTGTTGTTGTACTTTTATCTGTTCTGTATTATGCAAAGCCAAAAAATGACACCAGATGTAAAAGAAATGTTTCAAAGATCAATGATTTTAAAACTTATACAAGCACGAGTGTACGGGGACGACCACGTTAAGGGACAAAAGAGAAATTATGAAATAGAAGCTTATATAGGTGAAATCCAATTTGGCCAATGGGTAGCTCATTATGTGAATGGTAACATAAGAGACATACGAAATGATGTTCCTTTTATTTCAGAAAAAAATCCTATAGGAGATCTTCGAGAAGCAAATTTAGTTATGTTGAAACAACACTTTGTAAGAAATAGAGATAGAACAACAGGTCAGCCCTCATACCTACCTTTTCGAGATGCGAAAGATTTGTGTATAAGGTGCATTTGGGGATCAACAATCAAAAGACGAGATAAATTTGATCTTATTTTATCAAGTATAGGACATGGATACGGTTCTTATGCTTCGAATTTTCAAACATGGAATTGGTTAAAAAATTTGAATTGCTCTGTGAGGGCATTAATGACGGAAGAAGAGGTAGAATCTACCTTGGGTACGTTAGAAACTCGAGCAGAACGATCAGACTTTTTGAAGAAAATGCGAATGGTAGGCATCACAATTAAAGAAGTCTTGAGTTCATTCCCTACTTGGCAAGCGTTAAAAAATAAGAATGTGTATGATCCTATATATCACATTACCTCAAAAACAGATACTTTGAACGATTGAAGAAAGAAAGAGAACCCAATATATGCGGGCGAAAAGTAGTGCGTCGACAACAAAAGGCCTCTCTTAATTGAGAGCTAAAAAATAAGAACCGTA